ATCTGCCGGTGGTATCGGCGAAAGGCGCAGCGGGGAACACCCTGGGCAACTTGGTTGGGGCTATCCCCGAACGAGTAATACTCGGCTTCAAGCTGCCCTACGACTTCCAGGGGCCAGTTCTGATTATCTTTGAACAGCCGGATGGAGTTGATCTCCATCACATTATCTGGGAGGTAGTAGTCTTCCATATAAATACGGAAGTCCATTTTAGCATCGGTCAGATTATTCCAAGGGCGGAACAAGCTGATTCGCTGGTATCCCCCATGGGTCCAGATATCGCGGACCATCCGGCGGGATTGGACACTCCCGTCGGTAGAGCGGATCAGAATCATCCGACCCCGCCACCGTCCAGTTTCGTCCCAGAGGCCCAAGCCGGGGGTCACGTTTGCTAGGTCGCGCTGGAATACCCAGGGATCACCAGCAACGACTGAGATCGCATCTACGTCGGTAGAGCCCGGGGTTGCTGCTTGTACAGCAGCCGTGTCGGGTCCGATGTCTTCGAGCGTGGCGAATCCTACACGCTTTTCAAAGAATAAAAACGGTGCTTCCTGCACCAACTGGAAGTATGCCCGGTTGATGAACTCGGTTACCCGAGACTTAGCATCAGGCGATTGCTTTGGAGACCAATCAGCCTGCGAGAAGATGGCAGATCTGAGGTCTCCAAGATTCACGCAACCCTCCAATAGTAGGCACCCCCCCGAAAGGGGGTGCCTCTAAGTTTACTACAGATTTAGGCCGGGTTAGCCTTTGCAGTTGACGAATGCAGTGAAAGTACCTGCACCACCAACGCCCGCCAGTGTGTTCCCACACGCTTGGCCGGTAATAGCAGCAGCGTGAGTTACTTCACCAGCAGCGACGAGGATCAGTCCGCTGTTTGCGGTAACTGCTCCTGCGGCATCAACAGTTGCAATGCCTTTCCGAAGGAGGAACCCGAAGGATCCATCCGGAATGGCAGTAACAACAACCCCGACAGCTTGTGCCGGATTGATCCCGCCCGCCTCAGCCACCGAATAGGTAGCTGATCCGGCAGCACGAGTCTGCATCTTGGCCGCTGCGAGGGGAGCACCACTCGCATTTTGGACGTAAATCCATTCCTGAAGGCCCTGGTCGGCCGTCGGAACTTCCAGTATAAACCCCAGAGGGGCTTGTTGGTCAGTAGTAACCGTGGTCACAGATAGACCAGCAGCAGTTGTAGACATGAGTTATCCCCTCCTTATGGGACTGTGCCACCAACGACGACGCCGTTGGCACGAAGTTGATCGCAGTAGAGACCCATGTTGAGTACGTACTCGTAACGCCACATGTCCTGCTCGGGAATCCGAATCGGACCACGAACGGCGAAGTCGCCCTTCGTTTCCATGTTGGAGTCGTGGCCAAGCGTGTACATGTGCCATGTATCTGTCTTGAGCATGTAGATGACACCGAGGTTTCCACCACCGGGAGCACCAAACTGGGCAAGGTTGATGGACTCTTCGAGGAAGAAGTCAGCCTCCAGGAAGGGAATACCCTGACGGATAGCCTTCGGAGCCTTGTCGCCATCAATCTTCATCACGCGGACCTGATCGTCCAAGTCGTCGATGTAGTTGAGGTACGACACTTCATCACCGAGAAGAAGATCGACGGGACCACTGGCCATCGAACCTTGACGGCTCGCAGCGTAGTAGACCTGACGCATCGTCTGGCGACCATCGGTTGCGAAGGAAGAAATCTGACCGTACTGGTTGTACCAGCCGTTGATTCCTCCTGCTGCGCCCTGCTTGGCCAATCCGAACACGGTATCGTTCTGAGCGGCAGAACCCGCAAACTCGAACACACCCTGACGGTTAGTAGCGGTCGCAAGACCCGGACTGGGAGAATACTGTGCATCACCGTTTAGAGTAAGGAACCCACCGACGCCCGCGCCGTTTCCGGAAGCGATCTGGTTAGAGACGCGCTCGTGGAAGTCGGAAAGAGCCAACTCGGGGTAGTTCTTGATGATCTTCGCAAGATCATTCTCTCCGTTCGCCTCTGCCATGTCCTTGCCGGGCACGTCAAACGCGTAGATCAGACGGGGTGCGTAAGCACTACCGCGCTGAGAGGACTGAGTACGTCCACCCGCGATGATCTCGGAGCCAGTGGCTACCTGGGTTACGGTTCCGGGGCCGCCGGAAACGGTTACGAACTCACGGTACGGACCTTTCAGAGTAGCTCGGTCCATGTTTCCCCGTTTCACAACCCTTTCGAGGATTGGATGATACAGGGAGAACAGTTCCGAATACCCGGGAGCAAGATCCTGTAGCGCGGTTGCGACTACGTCGGGACTGATTGCCATTGCTTTGTTCCTCTAGGGGTGACGGGGTGAGGGAGATTCCCTCGGTTATCTCCTACCTCCGTTATGCATAGAAAATGCACGACGAGCAGCGAGAAGTCTCATTTCATCGAATGAAGAAGCATCGCCCGTTGACTTCTTCGCGACCTGAGGTCGAGAAGAGCCAGTTGCCCCATTCGTAATCTTAGCTCCCGTGCGGGGAGCCTTAGCCTTTGCGTCGGCTACAGCCTGTTTTTGGGCGACTGCGATTTCTTCTGGGGTGGGTTGGGCATTTGCTTCTTCAAGCTGCGCGTGTGCCATCGCCAACTTTAGAGCATATCCATCTGGGACACCGTTCTTCTTTGCTTCGACAGCAATCTTCGCGGCATCCTCAGAAAGGTAGACAAGTTGAGCGGCTACATAGCCGTCCCACATGCCACCGAGTTCCTCGTTATCAGCGAGGAGAAGGGAAAACTGGGCGAGCTTTTCGGGATCTTCCTTAAGCTCTTGATGATCTTTCCAGAACCGAGTCACGTAGTCTTCTACTGCGTGGTCCTCAGTTTGGGTGAGCTTCGACTGAAGCTCTTCGTATTCTTTATTCCGAGAATCAAACTGGCCTTGAAGATCTTCGAGCTTCGTAGTCATTTCCCCAATGCGGGGGTCTTCCTGCTCGGAGAGCATCGCGGCGTACATTGCCCGGAGGTTGTCGATCTCCGAGGACTTCTCGTCGAAGTCTTGACGATACCAGTTGGAGATCCCCTGAGCACTCTCGTGGTACTGATCTGGGAGAGAATCTACTTCGCCATCCCAACTATCCCATTCAACTGTAGGCCAGGGGTCATCAGCAGCCGTGAGAGCAGGAGCCCCGGTGGGTGCCGCTGAAGCCTCCGATACTGCACCCCCAGAGGCGGGCGCTTCTACCGGCGCGGCCTCGGGTGCTACAGATTCAGCTTGAACGGGGGCATCGGACATTTACTTCTTGTCTCCACCCATGGCTCGGCGGGCTGCTTCTTTGCCCATCATGCCAATCTCAAATCCGAATGCTGAGGGGGCAATCGGGCCTCCCTCTGCTTCGGTTACTTCCATTTCAACCCCTCCACCTGCAGAGTTGTCGAGTGCTTCCTGCAACTCTTGGAGGTATTGCTCTCCCTCGGGAGTTGTAGGATTCCAATCCGTGATGAGACTGGAGACGGCTTCCTCTAAGGAGGCTGCGCCCCCCTCGGGCTCTTCCTCATCCCCCATTTCCATCTCAAGATCTTCGCCGGTTTCTTCCTCGGCTGCTTCCATCCCTTCGGGAGCATCTGCCTCGGGCGGCATCATCTCAGCCTCTTCCTCTTCTTCCATCAAACCTTTCGGCATGGGAATCTCCTCGCGTCTGTAGAGTTTCTACCTAAAAGAAAGCCGTCAGTCAAGTGAGCATAAGGTACTACTGTATATTTGCCCAGGAGAATCTTCAGCCGGTAGTGATCACCTGGATTTTTTTATCCCCGTGGGCGATTTCTCGCTTACGAGAAATCTCTTTTTTATTATGAGACTTCCTATCCTCTAGATCCCGAAATCCTAGTTGCTTTGAGGCATTCTCTGCCTTTTCCCGGGCTAAGTCTTTGTGCTTAGTAAAAGCAGTATCCCCGGGCTCAACAATCTTCCGGTCGGGACGCTTAGCGAAATAAGCCCGCTTCTCCGCCTCAGAATAAAAAGTTTGACCGATCTGGTCAATGTGGAGGGGCTTGGAGGGCATAGCCCCAATCGTAGGGGTTGCGTGGAGGATAGTCCGCGCTCGATTCTTACATGTTGGGCAGAAAAGGCCGCCGTCCTCCTCATAATCGCGAACACGCATTAGGTCTTCGAATCTTCCGTGCTCTCCGCACTCGCCTGTATATGTGGGCATTACTGGTTCCTAGGAATATCTGGGTTCAGGTCGAAGGGGGCCCCACCGAATCCGGTCAGAGGACTTTGCCCTCCGCCCGCGCCTGCCCCGCCAGGGAGGGGGGGCATTACGGGCTCAGCCCCCGGAGGCAGCGCACCAGACGCGATAGTATCTGGGCTCGGTGGGGCTGCTGCCTGAGCTTGCGCGGCTGTGGCTTGCTGCTCCGCAGCCTGCGCTTCAGCCTCGCGTTGGGCCTTATCCTTAATGATGTCTTCCATCTGGAGTAGCTCAGCCAGCTTTTTGATGAGAGTACCTTGATCCACATCCGGCGACTCAGAGAGCAACGGGAAGAACTGCTGGAGGTTTCTGAGTTGCACAAGCCGGTTGTTCTCGGTGGGAGAATACGCAACTGCCTCGTAATCATACTCAAGAGGATCTTCGCCCCGAGAAGCCTGAACCTCGCGGGCTAGCATAGATGCACGAGTAATCTCTAGCGTCTCAGCATTGCCCAGGAGGCGGACGGGGAGAATCTCATCGTCTGCGAGGAACTCTTCATAGAGCCCAACGATGCCCTGACTTTGCCAGTTGATAAGATCATAAATCTCCTTCTGGCGTCTACCATTCCGGGTTCTCGTGGCTGTATCTGCCAGGGCAACCTCGGTTGCTACATCACTGACGCCAACGACTCCTCGGGAATACTGAGGAATCCCGAGGATGAACTCGATGATTTGAATGCATCGGTCCCGGCTAGCCGCAAACTCTGGGGAAAGGCTAGGCGTTTGAGTGTGACCGATGATGTCACTGATAGATGCGTTCGCTTTTCCCATCACCTCGACAATGGAGCCTGGGGTCGTCGAGTCCCGCAGTTGGCTCCGTACGCGTTCTGGATTGTCGCAAAGCCCGGAGTTTACAAGGGTGATTGGGATGGCTGTTTGAGCGAACCACAGCATCAGGGTATCGAGTTCATTCAACCGATCTAGAACGGGAGCGATTAGAGTCACGTCACTCAGGCCGCCGATGTCTTGAAGGTTGTCGTTGAACGTCAGGCGATAGAAGGGATTCCGAACGAATCGGTAGGGAAGCTCTCCTCCGAAGAGGGGCTCCTCCTGATCTTCCAAGTAGTGGTAGTAGCGGCCCTCCCCGGAGAAGTCGTAGACCTCATAGACCGTGACCCACTCAAAGACTTCCTTGGAGGAGTCATTCATGTAGCTCTTGCCCTGGGTCTGGTCCCGGAGCCAGTTCGGATATGCTCCATACTGGGCCTTCTCGGCCACTTCTGGGGAATAGGGGCGATCCTTCTTCTTAGAAGTCTTCACCCGAGCATTGAAGTCTTGACGCGTAAGGACAGTGACCTCGATGACGTACCGAACGTCTTCCCACCGATCAACACTCAAGTCGTACCAGACATAGCGGGGATCGATAGGGAGGAAGTCCGGAGAGCGCTTCCGAAAGTTCCAGACCGTCTTTACGAATGAGCGCGGATAAACCGAAGCCATTGTAGCCGCACGCCACAGAACACGGTGACTCCCCACGCGCCGAAACGTGTCGTTGATTAGAGCCTCGCGGTACTTAGCGGGCTCATGCAATCCCTTACGTCGGGCATTCACCGTAACTTCAGGATTGTTTGGGCAGATGTTGGCGACCATCGTATCCACAAACGCGTAGGGATAGTTGGTCTCTAGATTCAGGTCATACGACCCTTCGCTTACGGGATCAGCCGCACCCTGGGGGACATCTTGGTTTGATGTCATTTTGCTCGTATAGAGAGCCCGGTGGCGATC